TAATTGCTGCTTACTTAATACCTGCTAATTTTAACCAACCATCAAGACCTTCACTTTCTACCACAGGACGTACTTGTGTTTTAGGAAGTGTAGTGTTATCAACCTTAGGACCGTTTAATCCACCACTAAGTGCTTGTAACATGTAATTCATCTCTGTTTGGAATTCTTCATCACTTAAATCATTCTGTGGTGAATTTGCCCATTCATCAAGTTTATCATCATGATTTTTAGTATACTTTGTACCCTTATCCGTTTTTTCAGCTTTATGTCCTGTTGCTGTATGACGTACTTTACTTGAAGAACCTTTGTCATTACCAAAGTAGTAATCATGTTTATCATCATACTCTATATCTTTGGTAACTTTCTCACCTGCTTTTTCAGCTTTATCATCTTTTTCAGCAGTAGATTCTTCAGCAATCATTGCTAATTTTTTGAACAATCCCTCAAAAGTGTAACCTTCTTCATCTAACTTATCGTGTTTAGCACGAATTTTAGCCATTTCTTCTTTGCTCGCACCATCACGACCTGCTTGTTGAAGTGCTTTCATACCTTCTTCACCATACTTCTTTTTACCAAGATATGCTTGTAGCGCACTTTCTTCAACTTCACTTTCTGCCATACTGTGTTTAGAAAAATGAGCAATTATTTCTTCTTTACTATCAAATGCTTTATCGCTTTTGCTAATTGGATCAAAAACCCAATATGAATCAGAATCGCTGTCATAATTCGCTGTTGCAATTTGTTTTCCATTTCTAATTACAGATAATTGACCGTGAGGTGTTTTCTCTATCGTAATTTCAGCCATTCCATCTTCATGCATGGCTTCCATGTAACCACATTCATTGCACTCATGTGATGATTCTTCCATTGGTGAACCACACTCCATGCAAGACTTACCTTCAAAAGTTGCAGGTTGATCTAATGCTTCTTCAGGTACATATGATGCTGCTAAACCTGCATCACGCATTGCTTCAGATCTTTCATCTTTTTCACCTGCTACATCGGTAGGATCATCTGCATCGTATGAATCTTCTTTGATATCTTCATCATCGTCATCTTTATCTTCAGACCCACCATAATGCTTACCTGCATGATGTTTTGTTACGCCATCTTTGCGCTCAATACGACCACCTGTTGATGATTTACTTGTTTCTGTATCATCGTCATCATCAGCTTCTTCAACTTGTTTTTTATAACCCATTGCTTCATATTTTTTAATTACATCAGGCTCATCTCGTACTACAATTTCTTTACCTGATGTTTTATGAACCATGTTGCACTTACCACCCGTATCTTTTACAGGACCTAAATCATCTGATTCACCTATATCTTTAGTCTTAATCGCATCAGTGCCAGGAATCTTTTCACCAATCTTTACATCATCATCTTCTAAACCTTTAGTGAAAAGATTACCTTCTTCTACATCAGCTTCATCCATTTTATTAGCCATTGGACTCATGTGTGAATCGCCTGGGCTTGCTGTTTGTGTTTGACCTTCATCACATCCACAATCAGCCTCAACAGGTGTACCAATCATTTTCTTTAAGAATGACAAATCAGTATCACCACTATCGTCATGCTCTTGTCCACCTAATTGACCTAATACTTCATCTTGATCAGTTACTTCAGGATTCATATCATGTGAAGCTTCTGCGGCACCATGACCAATACCTGCGTTACGTAGTAATTCCATCATAGATTTAGCATCTTCACCTGATGCGCTTACACTTACACTATCTTCTTGTCCCATTGGACCACCTGTAGAAGTTGTAACAGTTAATCCCTCATTTAATAATGAGTTTAATTGTGATTGCCAACTTTCTTCTAGTTTGTTATATTTTTCATCAAGGCGATCACCCTTGTTGAAGAAGTTAACCACATCATCTAATTCATCAAAAGCTTTATCGCCTTTAACGCCTTGGATTTTGAACCAAAAAGAATTTGATGGAAAATCATACATACCTTTTGCCTTTACTTCGCCACCTACTTTAACTACATAATCTGCAGGTTGACCATCAATAAAACCTTGATGTATCTCTACATTTCCAACCTTTTTAACAGGCTTATACATATGGTCCTCTTTTAATGATTGAACTTCGTAACCCATTTCCTTATATTTTTTTCTATTTTCAGGTGTATCTTTTATAACAAGTTCTTTACCTGAAGTTTTATGAGTTACTGTTACAGTTTTTTCTTTATTCGTAACAGGTCCCATATCATCTGACTCATTTACTGCTTTGTGCTCTATATCGGCTAAATGTGCGTCAATTCCTGCTGTATTTTTCATACCCCAATGTGCTGCTGCTTTTTTAGCTGCTTCATAACTTGAAGATGCTTTGCATTCATGCTTACCTTTTTTAGCATGTACACATACATAAGGACGCTCTTTACTATCACTTTCAAACGTCATAGGACGCTGCATTGTTTCAAAAGGAGTTTTTCTCATACTTGGTTCCATTTCTAATTCTTTGTTTAATTCACGATTTGCTTGTTGCTGTGGCACCAAGTCTACTGTACGTTGTACGCCTATTTTATCCAAGGTAGCAGGTTTACGCATGCTAGGAGGTATGTCATATTCTTTCTTTTCCTCAGTCATACAACCTGTATCTTCCATATAACAACTTTCAACATGTTTGCGAAGTTCTTCTAGTGGACCATGCCAAATTTTACGTGGGATACGACCTTCTTTATAATAATGATCGCACAATGCCTCATATAATCCTTCATCCATTGACCAACCTTCTTGACACATTTTGTGCTCATGTGGATATGCTTCTAAAATTTCTTCAAGCATACTTTCCATAATGGGTTGTTTGTCAGCCTCAGCACTTTCATACATACTTTCATCTTTCTTATGCTTTTTATTATACATATCCCATGCTATAGCATATGCACGACCTTCTTGGTTTGGATATTTTTTCTTTAATGATAAAACAACATCTTCCATACCTGGAGGGGCGACTTCTTCTAAGTTTTCTTCGCCTAATGCAGTAACTTCTTTGTTTTGCACTGCTTGGGCTAATGCAGCTTTTAATGGATCATTAGGTTTTTTAAAATCTAAAACTTGCATGCCCACCGCTGCATTACCCGCAGGACGTGAGGTTGCAGATGGTTGTGCTGCTGCACCAACGGATGGTACTGCTACTTGACTTTGATCAAGCGCAACTTCATCTAATTGCTTTTTGCTTGACTCAATCTGTTCCATATATTCTTTAAGCTTATGGGTTACACTTGTTTTACCAACTTCTGTAGCAGGTTTTTTACCAATCATATCTTGAATATCTGCACCACCACTAGTGTCTAATTCTTTTGATGATTTATCTTCTTTATCATCATCTTTTTGTGCAGCACCACCATAGGCTTTACCCGCCACTTTGCGATTTTCTTCCAACTGTCCTAGTTGTGCAATAATTGTTCTTAAATCCATAATACTTTCCTTATTTTCTCGCACCTGTTTCGGGTCTTGGTGGTCTAGTAATTTGTGTCATTGGACTCTTGTTACCCATGGTTGACATAAACTTTTTCTGATCAAATGGGTCAAAAGCAGGTTTAGTCTTATCTCCTGCATAAGGCATGTTGATTTGATCTTTCTTTTCAGCATCACGAATTCGTGACATGTATTGATCCGCATATTCTTTACTAGCATCTTTGCCATTGTCTTCTAATGCAGTATGGTCTAATACAGGACTATGTTCCATTTGGTTAGCATATTGTTCTGCTTCATGTGTTACACTGTCATCATATCCTGCTTGAATAAGACGAACCATGTTTTCGTCATAATTTAGTAAACGTGCAACTTGCTTTACCATTGGTTCAATACAAGGGTATCTAAATTCTACATCAATAATCCAAACTGATTGATTTTTTAACTGAGGAAACCCATAGGGATCCTTTTGAATGGGTGTGCTTTTTGGTTCACTCATTCTAACAGGATCAAATTTCTGTAGGTTATACATAAACATGTCTAACCAATTCTTGTCGCAGTCACCTGCAACTTTGATCTTATAGTTATAAGTGCGAACACTTTCAGCTAAATATTGGCGAAAAGTTTTCATAAAATATATTCCTGTTTAATTATTTATCTAAATTGTCTTTTTTACTATCACCGCTTTGTTTCATAATTTCTTTCAATAATTCATTACGATCAAGCACATGACCCGTTCCTAAATGATGCTTAGGAGAACTTTCTTCTTTAGCAGCAGTAACGCTTAACTTACGATCAAGTTCTGCTTTTTTTAATTGTAAATCAATCATTTTTAACTTTTTATTAATCTTAGCTGTCTTGGCAGTAATAGCATGTCCTAACATACTACTTGCCACAGCAAAGATTTCTGCACTAAATCTGCTATCAACTTGCATACCTAAGTTGCTTAAGTCATTAAAACTTTCAACTGCTAATGCTGATATTTCATCAAACTCAGTATCACTTGCATCTAAACCTCTAACTTGTGGCAATGCTGCTTCTATTTTTTCAATATTTTCTAAAGTGCTTGTAGAGATTAATTCAGTAGGTATTTGCTTTTCTTCTTGTATTGTTTCTTTAGATTCTTGAGATTCATCAGTATCTAACTCAAACAAGTCAATCAAACTTTTAGTAATTTTGGTATCTCCAATTAATTTAGATATTTATTTAGATCCATTGTGAAACAATTGTTTCTCTGTGACCACTCTAAATTTTATACCTTGATGTTTACACCATGCATTAGCTGCTTGCCATTTAGCATGATTAATAACAACTGCTAACTTGTCTTTTTGAGATTTTGCTTCTTCAACTAAAGTTTGCTTAGATGGTTTAATTTCTATAACTTCTGCTATTTTTTGTCCAAATTTATTCTGATATACCATGAATATATCAGGAACATAGATAGTTTGTTTACCTGTCAATGGATTACGATAAGGTATTTTAATAGATTCACTTGCCCATTGTAGTATGGCAGGATTATTATCACAAAACCGAAAGAATGCCATTTCCCATCCACTTCTAAATTTTGGTTTACTTAAACCAATGTATTTTTGTGGATTTAAAACTTCATAAATGCCTTGTGCATATTTTGCCATTATTGAACTATATTTCTTTGAACTGAATTCACAGGCACTAGCAAATTGTTGACACCTAACATAACGGCTTTATGTGGATTGATACTGTTAAGATAATATGCCATTGTTAAAGTAATTTGCATATTGTCTTTAGCACCCCTAAAAGTATCTAATAAACTCAATACATCAGTACCCGTCAATAACGCAACTCTAAACAAATTTACTGTAAATGCTTCGGAGGTGCGTTGGTCGCTACAATATTGATTAAAAAAAGAATTAACAATTTCATATTGACCTGCAGGTGGTTCAATCTGCAAATCATAGAATGCATCATAAATTTGCGTAGTTATATCGCTTGTATTGTTTAAAACTGTAATAGACATAATAAGCTATTTAGCCACCACCAATATCTGTTGTGGGTGGTGGTGTAGATGTTGTAGGATTGTTGGATGGTTTAAATGCAGGGAATCTAAAATTTGATGCATTATTTGTTATTGTTTGTGCTAAACCTTGTGTCAATTCTGTTTTAGCAGCAGCAACCAAACCTTTTTTATTTAAATTCTTTGCAGCAGTAATTCCTTTAATAGCTGCACCAATATAATTACCGTCACTTAAATCTTGCTGCAAACCTAAAGCAGTATCAATTAAACCACCTTGACCAAGAATGCTGTTACGGGTGCCTGGTTTGGAGATGGGGCTAGGTTCAACATCATAGTGAGAAGCATTACCAAATTGTTGAACAAAGTTGCCTGGGCTACTGCCACTTAATGCACCATCATAATACTTAACGTATTCATAACGAATAGACATACGGTTTTCCATAATACCTGATGTTTGATAATAATCATAAGTATCATGTTGCCAACTATCAATAATTGGATTAACTAACTGATATAATGCAAAATTGTGTTGGTTAAATCCGTAAATGTTAATATTTCTGAAAAATGGAACTTTACCTGTTGCTAATTGACTAGTCAAAGGGGTTGGATTTAATTCCGCTCCACTGTATCCCCATTGTTCATCACCTAAATTATTACTATATTGATTGGCATTATTGGCAGCTTGATTGTTTATGTTATTTGGATCATTTACGTTATAGCTGTAATATGCATACCATAATTTACGTACTAAGTTATTGTTATCATCATTAAATACAACAGTCACAGGATCATATTTAATTTTAGTTTGAATCATACGATGACGGTTGTATTGATTCATATCATGCAAGTCAAAAGAGTATTTTGGTAAATCTACACTTTTGACTGCTAATCCAAAATTTTTATCTGATGGGAAAATTGATGCTTGATTAACAAATTGATCGTTTATATCAAAATAAACGTGAAATAGCCATTTAAACTTTGGCGAATAAGCATAACCATCTGTAAGAAAGGTTTTCGCAGCGTGTTTGTAATCTCTAAGAAATTGGCGACCAAAAAGTTCATTAGTCGCACTTTGCAAAACTTGCTGAAAAAACCCTGCCATGTCAAGTTATAAATTAACCACCAATACCACTTACGTTATCATTAATTGCTCTTGCAACTGCAACACCAACACCTTGTTGGATACCCTGACCATTATCAGTTGGTGTTTGTACTGCGTTGTCATAGCGAATTGTAAGTGAAATTGTTACGGGTTCATTTGTTCCATAATTTAATGTATTATAGTTTGCAGCTTGAATAAAGCAACCATACAATTCCCAAGTTTCTAATACGTTTGGTGTGTAAATACCTCCACCACCATCTAAAATTTGAATAACTGTACCAAACTTATAACTCTCACCTGCTGATGCACTTGCTTGTTCGCTGAAATCAAATTGTTTCTGAATTTGTTCACCCACACGCATTGCAACTTGTCCTGTAGCATCATCACGTAAATTCACCGTAATTGCTTGCCATTCAGGTTTTCCTGCCAAATAAACACGACTATTATAAATCTCTAATGGAATTTCAGGAAAAGTGATTTGAGGACGAGTTACATCAATAACTTGTTTAGTTAATTCAGTAGTGGTTTTATCTACACCAATGTTATTAAACAATACACGAAAACGATATTGCAATTTTGGCATTAACAAACCTTGAGCATTTTCTGCTGCTCCACCTACAGGCACTGTCATCTTACTAATTGAAGTAAAAGCCATTTTTTTTAATCTCCTATATCTTTATTTATCTTTTAGAAGGGGTCTTAAAAACCCCCTCCAAAAAATTATTACAGTCCTGCAATTTCACCTGTGTTTAACACACGAACAGGAATGTAAATGAACTCAACAGCTTTTACAGGCTCAATCGCTACATCAATCCAAAGCTCATTGGCATCAATTCTAGCAGGTGTGTTATTACTATCATCACAAACTACGAGATAATCATAAAGACCACGCTTTGATTGAACATCTGCTAATAATGTTTGAACTACTGCTTTTGCCTGTGAACGTGTCACTGCATCATTTGGTTCAAAGATGAATGGACGCACTGCTTGTTGTAAACGCTCACGTAAGTAGCAAATTAAACGAGCAACGTTGGTGCGATCCAATGCGCTTTGACTATCAAAACTGTTTTTGTTACCAAAGTTCAATAAACCAACATTTGTAAAGAATGCAATTGGGTTAATGAAGTTTGTATACTCAACATCACGTAACGCTAAACGGTTCTTAGTTACAGTAAATTCACCTGTAGCTGCATTGATGTAACCAATATTAGTTGCATTATCAACTGTACCACGGCGTTGACCTGCAGGAGCAAACCATGGGTAAGCAATTGTATCGTTACGTAAAATTGTACGTAAGATCATATAGCTTGGTGGCATCGCAACTAAAGCACCTGTTAAGTCAGAACCTAATCCACTTGGATAGTAAATTCCCATGTATGTGTCACGAGTTACTAATCCTTCTTCACCACTTGATGATGCACCTGCTGCGTTGGTTGCCCACGCTGCAATATCAGTTGCATTATCTGCTAGACGCATTGGTGTATCACCTACGATATATGCAGTTTGACCACGATCATTGTTTAAAACGACCATGTTAGGCTGCAATTCAGTATAGTTAGGTGTTGCCATTAAGTTAAAATATGTATCTTCTTCACGAACCTCCTGATTCGTGTCAATAGATGCTTTCAATGCTGCTACGACCATAGCACGTTGTGCTTTACGTCCCATATATGGAGCACCATTACTCATATTGCCACTTGCTGTTACCCAAGTATAACTAACTTCAGGCAAGCTTCCAGGTGTCGTTGTTGGTGTTGTATAAGCACCTGCATTTGGATAGTTCGCTGATGTAAAGTAATTTGTTCTAAATTGCTTTACGTTATACCCACTACGACGAGTATTGAATAACAATGTGCCACGTGGATATAATGTATAACTTGGACAATCTAAGTCACGATAATTACTTGTTAATAAACTTACAATAGTTGGAATTGCATCGCTTACAGGATTTATACCACTATTTGCACCCCAACGAGCATCAGCAAATACAATACCATTTTCTGTAACTTGATCAGTATTATCTAAAAGAACCCATTGATCTAGTCCATCAACTTGTTGCCAACGATTAACTGATGGGTAATTTTCCAAATCGCTTGTATTAATCCAAATATCGCCATATACTAATACAGTACCATCACTTTGTGTTGAAGGTTGTGTTGCGCTAACGATTGGTCCCGCAGGGTCTGTACTGCCTGTAGCTGTTGCGCTCCACAAACCATTTGAACCATACTGAGCGTTACGATACCCAACCCATGTTGAACCTGTATTGACCATAATATCAACTTCATCAACTACACTATAATACCAATTTGTGTTATTTGTTGGTAATGTATTTGGTTGCACATCATTAGACTCATACGCAAATGTTTGCCAATTGCTTAATGAAGTCATATAGACAGGTTCCATTAAACCCGAAAATGGAAGTAATGATGAAATTGCACCACCTGATGCAACAACATATGCTGTAATTGGGGATGTCATAACATAAGGTGTCAATGCTGTACCACCTAATGTAACGATATCACCTGTAACATATCCTGTTCCACCACTTGCTACAATCGTTGTAACGTTAATACCATAAAAAGTAACACTAGTTAAGGTTGCACCTGTACCTGTACCACCTGAAATGGTCAATGTGCCTGTGGTAGGACCTGTTGTAGTGAGAATAACGGTTGATAGTGGACCGATTTTACTGTTGGTTGGTGCTCCTGTTGCTGCTGAAGTTGTAAAACCTGCAGTATCAATAGCAGAAGTAGAATAACCATTATCATCCAACTGAATGTCACCACCTTCAGTATGTGTTAATACAATCGCACCTGTGGTAGAAACAGCAGCAGCAGTATAAGGAATATTTGCTGAAGTCCATGCTTCAACAAAATCCTGTGCTCCTTTATTACTACCTGTAGCAGGTAATGTCACTGTATATCTTGCTGACACTGACGAACTATTAGGAATTGATACATATACACCAAACTGTGATTGTGATAACCCAAAGTTAGGACTTGTATTTGTTCCTGTAAAGATTGAAGGACCTGTTGCACCTCTACGATATAACTGTAAGGGAGCACGACCTTGACCAATACCAAGACCATATTGAGCATATAATGAACCTACAGGAATATTTTTTCCACCTGCAGGATCAATCGCTGCGCTTGCTGCTGCATCACTTTCATAAAGTGGGCATGGTACTGATGAGAATGTATCAGTTGCAGCAGCATAAACACTTGTTACAAGATTTGTACCATTGTTTGCACTGTTTGTTTTAATCCACACACTTCCTGTTGGACGTGCTGTACCTGCAGATCTCCAATTTGGCTGTTGTGCATTAGTACCATAAAATACAGCAGGACGATTATATGTACCAACTGTAAATCCAAATAATGCCCAATCAGCACCACTATTACCGTCAGATAATGTAAGAACTGTATCTGTACTTGACTTTTGGAAAATATTGACACGATTATTTACAACAGATGCTGCAATATTTGGAACAGTTGTAATCGCATTAATAGCTGCTGCTAATGATGACGCAGTTGTTCCTGAACTTACAGTTGCTGAAAATGTAGTTGAACCACGTACAACACTAAGTGTAAGCAATACGCTTGAACCTGCTGTAATCGCACCACCCTGTAATATAGGTACAGATGCAAACCAATCTACTGAACCTATTGGAACCCATGAGTTATATAATGCATCAGCAGTTGAATTTAAGTATGTACCTGCTTTGTACCAATAGGTATGGAAATCTTCAGGTACACCATAATCAGTAATACCTGTTACTACAGCATAATCACCAATATTACCAATATAACCTTTTGGTTCTTGACTTGAATTTACAACATCATCTGAACTATCAATAACAATAGGTGCTTGTAAGTTGAAATTGCCTGTGGTTGAATTAAACTCAAACATACCCCATGTGCTGTTAGTAGTATCTAACCAATATGTACCATCAGCAGGATTACCTGTTGGGCGACCAACTTGACCAACTAAACTTGCTAAATCAATGTCTGCACGTAAAACATAACAAAGATTTGTTGCACCTAAGACACTATATGCTGTAAGCAAACCATATTCATTAAGTTCATAACCTTGAATTGGCGTACCATTAGCAGTCTTATAGAAAAATGGATTACCATATAATGTAACAAGATCACGCTGACTTGTTACACGATATAATTTGTTTGCATTTGCTGCAGTAGTTGCGACAGCGACACCTGTGCCTGAAGCATTTGCCTTATTTTGTGCTGTAGCAACTAACAGCATGGGAACTGAATTTGAACCTGCGGGTAAGTACTGACTTTGATCAATAATCGTTACCTCAACGCCTGGCGAAACTAATGTAGCCATTTATAATTCTCCTAAAATTTTATAAAGCTTTCTTTTTGTTATGTTTAGTGTTTCTAAACATTCTTTGCGGGTTTGGTACGTAACACCGTCAATTGTTATTGGTTTAGCATTTGCGTTTTTAGCACCTTTTCTACTATCACCAATTGTTTCTCTCATTTTTTGTAATGACTCACTTTTATGAGTTTTACCATAAAAAGGATTAGATTTACCTGGAAAACCAAACTTTGTTTTACGTTCATCTAGGGTTAACTCATTCCATTTTTTTTGTACACTATGAGAAATTCTTTTTTTCACATCTTCCGTTGGATTATACGGATTTAATGTTTTACTCTTACGAATTGCTTCTTTGTGCGTTTCAGTTTTTAATTTACCAAGTAATGCTTTTGAGGTGTTTTTACTAATTTTTTCATTTACTAAATTACCAAGATTACCACCCTGACCACCTAAAGCTATATTGTAAGATTGGTTATTCTGAATTAAGTTTTCATTTACTAACTCTCTTTCTTTTATTTCCATATCTTTTTGATTTTCAAAAATAAAGAGTATTTTACGACTAAAATTTTCAATACCGTATTTCTTGATAGCTCTAGTTAAACTTATTCCACTTCCAAAATACCCATCATCAATCACATCAGTAGAATGCTTACCAATGTAAAATTTACCATTCAACTTGTTAGTTGTTTTGTATATGACGTGATATTTTTTCATAAAAGTATTTAGTGTAAAAGTCTTAAAAATGACCTTTAACACCTCTACTAGTAGAGTTGCCTTAATAAATAGGTGCATGAGACCATTTTGTAAAGTTTGTAACAAAAACCCACGTGCTCCTGCTTATTATCGGAATGGTAAACGATACTTTAGGTCACGCTGTACTATTTGTATTGCCAATCATAGACAACTTACTAAACAAAAACCAAAATGGGAAAGCAAAGGTTATAAGAAAAAAACTATTTGCGATATGTGTGGGTTTCGTTCACAATATGCTACACAAATTACTGTTTATCATGTTGATGGTAATTTGAATAATTGTGAACTAATCAATTTACGCAGTGTATGTTTAAATTGTGTAGAAGTTGTTAAGAGAAAACAGACACTATGGAAGGTTGGCGATCTTCAAGTAGACTATTAATCTTTTTATGTAAGTCATCAATAGTAGAATCATTTTCTATAACAGCATCAAATTTTAAACCACAATGACTATATTCACTAGCATGGATTTTTGCATGCTCTAATTCATTTCTTGCCAATGCCCATCCCATGTTTTTCGGTCCTGAATTATAAGATACTGCTGCTTCATACCACGAGGGTTCAGCCCCACGCTTTACACGAACAACAATACCACCTGAACGATGAATAGCATCAACTTCATTTTTAAAACGACAATCTGTTATCACAATATTATCTTGGGTTTTCATTAGTTTACGCTCAACACTAGCAACCCATATTTCATCATGAAAATGATTACGAAATAATTCTGTTCCCCAATGTTGTAATATCATGCGTGGTGTAAGATTGGGTATACCTAAACGCTCTGACCACCATGTGTCTACTTCTTCTCTCCACTGTCTGCTTGATTTAGTCACACCATCAAGCATTTCACGATCCCATCCAAATACAGCAGCAGTGGCATCTTTTAAACTTTCAGCAAATGACATACGTCTGAACCCATGCTCATCAATCAAATAACTTGCTATGGTGTCCTTTCCACTACCAATTAATCCGCAAATTCCAACAATCATAATGCCCTCCACTAAGGCGTATTATGTCATACTTATTACAGATTTCAAGTAATTACGATTTTTGTATATTCCAAGTTGAAATTTTAGATGGTACAATAACACCTCTTGGTGCACTAAATTTACCTATATCTAATGTATCTTGCCACCACACACCATCATAGCCTAATTCTTCTGCATAAAGTGGTAATACATAATCAATCACTGAAGTTGGAGTCATTCTCGGATTTTTAGTCAATGTTTTTAGTTTATCAGTAGGTTTATAAGACCCTACTATCTTTTTAATATCACTTTCATCATCAGCTTCTACTTTGGCTTGTTCATATGAATCATAGTCTGAGTAAACTTCAGAATCTAGCTCATCATCATAATAACTAACACGGTATACAATACTTGGTTCTAACAAACCATTTTTCACTGCCCATTGTTGTATTTCACTTTTAGCAGTCTTATTCAAATTATTAGCACTTAAAAATTTGTTACCACTTTTTTGTAGCACATAAGTGTCACCTGTTACAAACCCTTTTGCAATTCTTCTCCATGCATCAGGATGTGTGCTTACACTTAAACCTGCACCTTCATAACTACCTTCACGTTTTTTAGATGCATCTAAGCTA